CCTTGCGTGGCGTGACGGCCGCGCAGCTTGACGAAGCCGCCGACGCCTTGGCCGCCGATGGCGTGCTTGTGTGGTCCGTCGACGCGCGCGGCCACGGTCGACCGGCGAAAGTGCTTGCGCTGTCGGACGCCGGGTCACGCGCGCTTGCCTTGCCTGATCCGTAAGGCAAAAGGTTTTGCCTTGCATCGCATGGCGCGCTATGCCTCAACGGCAAGCTCGGTAGCGGTTGGCGATGGGCGCATGGTGCGCCCGTCGTCGTTTGTGGTAGGGTGCTTGAGAACAAGTCGGTTGCAAGCAAAGCAAGGGCCAGCGCATGACGTTCAAGAAGGGTCAAAGCGGCAATCCTGGCGGCCGCCCAGCTCTCCCGCCGGGATCGATGACGCGAGCCGAAGCGGCTGCATTTATCGCAACGTGTATGCCCGAGGCGCTTGAGCGCCTGCGGGAGCACATGCGTTCGTCTGACGACCGAGTGTCGATCAAGGCGTGCGAGATCATGCTTGAGCGCCACTTGGGCAAGGTCGCCGAAGCGCAGCCGGTACAGGCCGACGAAGGCAAGGTCGACACGGTCGATTTTGTGCCGGCGGTTGTGACGTCGACGGCGGCGGAATGAACGGTCATACGTTGAAGGGGAGCCATGACGGAAAACGACAACACCATTGAGCCGACCGCGGTTGAGCCGGAGCTTGTGCCGGCGGCCGATCTGGGTGCTGTGGAGCCTACGCTCGAACCCGAACCCGAACCCGAACCCGAACTTGAGCCAATGTCGTTGGCACCGGTGGCGGTTGTGGCCGCGGAGCCCCCAGTGGCGCCAGCTCTGCCGGTGGCTGCCGCACCGACGCACGTCGCGTGGACGATCGCGCGTGATGGCGAGACGATCCGCGTCCTCGGGGTGGACGGCGCCGGTGTGGCCGTCGTCGATTCGTACGCCGACGCGCGGGTGATCGCCATGGCGCCCACGATGCTGGCGCTGCTGGAGCGCGCAGCCGAGATGCTGGAGCGCGAGCGAGCCATGCTGTCGCCAAGTGAGGAATACGGGCGGCAGACGCTGTCCACCATGATCGCCGATGCGTGGCAGGCCATCGCGCTCGCCAAGGGCAACGCACCGTGAGCCGAGACGACGGGATCGGAACGATTGTGCGCGGGGACGCGGTAGTGCTTGTGCTCGGGTCGACGCGGACAGAGATGTCGGCGGACGCGGCCCGAGCGGTGGCGACACTACTGCTGACCTCTGCCGATCTGGCCGAAGGGCACGAGGCGAGCGAGCACGACGCCGAAGACACGCTCGGTCGGGGCGACGCGTGACCACCGTCCGCGGTGTGGCGCAGTTTGGCGAGCGGCACCTCGAGGTGCTGGCCGACCGCGGACCGGGTGTGCGCGTCGTCTCGGGTGGGTACGGATCGGGCAAGACCAGCCTCGGCGTGGCGTTCCTGCTTGACCTGGGGATGCGTGAGGGCGCCGCCGGTCCCATCCTCGGGTGCGAGCCGACCTACCCGATGGTGCGTGACGTGATGGAACGCAGCATCGCCGAGAACCTCGATCGGTGGGGCGTGCCCTATCGGCACTGGAAGCAGGCGCACATTTTCGAGATCGGCAGGGCGCGGAAGTTTGAGGTGTGGTGCCGCTCGTTGGACAGGCCGCGCAGCACCGAAGGCATCAACGCGATCGGGGCGTGGATCGACGAATGGGAGCTGTGCGACGTCGAGGCGCTCGTCCCGGCGATGCAGCGTGTGCGCGTCGGTGCGGCGCTCGAGACACTGCTGACCGGCACACCCGAAGGCTTCGGGCCGGCATACGAGCTCGTCCTCGCCAAGCCGTCGCCTACGACGCGGGCCTACATCATCCGCACGCGCGACAACCCGTTTCTGCCCGCTAGCTACATCGACGACAGCAAGGCGCGGCTCGGCACCGACGAAGCGATCGCCGAGAAGTTGGAGGGCCAGCGCACGGCGCGCGGCGGGCGTGTCTATGCGCGGTTCAGCCGGCAGACGCACGCGGCGCCGCCAGCCGTGGTCAAGCCTGGACGCGGGCGCATCGCCATCGGGTGCGATTTCAACGTGAGGGCGATGCAGTGGGTCATCGCCGAGGTCGACGACGAGCGCAGGGTGGCGCACGTCGTGGGCGAGGTCTGCAAGGACGGCGGGACGACGACGGACGAGCACGCCGAACGCGTGGCGTCGTGGATCGGGCGCTACCTTGAGCGCACGCGTGGGCGTCGCTACTCGCGAGACGAAATCGCCAAGATGAAGATCAGCGCCTACATCGACGCCAGCGGCACGGCACTCAAATCGACGTCGTCGCTGTCCGACGTGCACCTACTTTTGCAGGCGGGTTTTCGCCCGGTGCATGGGAGCCGCAATCCACCTGTGCGCGACCGCGTCAACACACTCAATTGTCTCTTCCGCGATAGGCGGATCACCATCGACGGCGATGCCTGCCCGACGCTGGTCAAGGCGCTTGAGACGCAGGCATACGACAAGAGCGGCGAGCCCGAGAAGAAGACCGGGGCGGCGGACGTGTCGCACATCGTCGACGCGCTGGGGTATCTGGTCCACTGGCAATGGCCCGTCGACCGGCCGGGTGCGATGTCGACGGTGCGTGCGTCAAGCACGATCGACGAATGGGGTGCTGTCGGTTGAGGTTGACAGCACGCGGGGCTTGTGAGAGGCTGGCCGACGACGCCAGACCTCGTGTCGACGCGTTCCCGCCCTCGATTCCTTCCCGCCTGCAAGCATGGGGAGTCGAGGGCGTCGCCTTTTCTGCGGTTGACGCGCGCGCTTACATAAGCGGCGCGCCGTGGTAGGCTGCTGTCATGCTCACGCTGAACGCTGCAAGCGACGCCCTTGTCAACCAGATCCGAGAAGACGCCGGCGTGTGGACGCCGGAGCAACTGTCCGATCTGCTAACGCTCGGCCGACGCCAGCGTGCCGCCGACTATGACGCCGTCGTGTCGGGGCTGGCGCGGCGTTACTCGGGCGATCAGCAGATCATCGTGCGCGAGGCGCTGCGCAAGGCGTACCCGCGCACGGGCGACAAGATGCCTGTCGACCCGATCAACTGGCTCCGGTTTTTCGCGCGGCAGGACAGCGGCGTCTACATGACGCCAGCGACGCGCGCGCTTGTTGACGAGGCTACCGGCGAACAACTGCCCGAAGATGACCCGCGGGCGATTGCGTTCGCCGACGCGCTTGAAGACCTCGCCCTCGACGTCATCATGCCCGAGGTGGAGCGCCGATGCGCCACGGGCGTGCGCGCTGCGGCGGTGCTCGTGGGTTGGCGCAAAGTCGCTGACGACCAAGAGCCCGTGGCGCACATCTATTGGCCCCATGATGTCGTCACGATTGCGCACCCGTCGGCGCCCGATGAAGACGAAGCGTTCTGGTTCGTCGCGCTGCGACAAGCCACCGAGCAGACCTCGACGTCGTCGGCCGTGTGGTGGGTGTGGTCGCGCGAGTTTACCGAGGACGCGCAGGGCAACGTCGCATCGTTCTCGCCGTGGTCGCATCGTCGTGTGAGCGAGGATGGCAAGGTGCAGACGGCGAGCGAGAGCTATCCGGGGATCCTGCCCGTCGCCTTCCTGCGCACCGAGCCGGGCAATGGTGGCTGGTGGCCGGCGCCCGATCGCGACGTGAGCGTCAACGTCGACACGCTGAACGTGTCGCGCAGCAATCGGCAGCACGTCGTGAATATGCAGGCGCATGCGCAAGCGGTCTACAGCGGCACGATGCGTGAGACGAGCGAGCTTGTCGGCGGTCCCGATGCCGTGATCCACGTTGGAAACGGCGAGGTCCTGCAATACCTGACGCCATCGGCCGACCACGCCGCTATTCAGGTGAGCGCGTCTCGCGATTTGCAAGAGCTTGGCGTCAGCCGAGGCAATAGCCCCGACGCGTACGCCGTCGAGCCTAGCGCGCCGCAATCGGGTGTATCGAGACTGATCGCGAATGCGCCGCACGACCAGCGCATCGCCGAGATGCGTCCCATTTTCCGCGACTTTGAGGAGAGCGAACTTCTTCCGATCGTGCTCGATGTGTTGACGCACTTCAGCCCCGAGGCGCCCGCGTCGTTCGAGGGCGTCTATCCTGTCGTCACGCTTGGCACGGCAAAGATCTACGAAGACGACGCAGCGAAGACGCAACGCGTGCTCGACCTGTTGACGGCCAAGATCATCGACGAAGCCGACGCGCGTGTGATGCTCGGCCTGTCGTCGTAGCGCGATGCCGCGGTGGCGTACCTTGCGCAGAAGCAGCAGGCGGCGGCGCCTGCGACGAGCCTTGCCGGCATGACCGCTGGCCCGTCGCCTTTCACGTCGCCGCGC